TGCTTGGTGCATCTTGCAGTATGTCCCTCCTGGGAGCCTCTGCTCTGTCTCCTTGAGCAGGTACTTGAAAGCAAACTTCGCTTCAGTCTCCGTCATGTGTAGTCGCTCCATCGCCTCTACTACCGAGATGTTGGCTCCCCGAATCTGAGCGACGTTACGTTGCACAATCTCCGGGTGGGTATTGTACCTAACCTGAGTCGTGATCTTCTTGGCATACCCCATTGCCCGTATTCTTCCGAGAACTGTGGTGTACGGCCATCCTAGCTCCTTAGCTATCCAGTTGTACGAGCGCCCCTCCTCGATGCACCTCTTGACGAATTCCTCCGATAGTCCCTCGCGCCTCTTCGCGGTCTTCAGGCGAATCTTCAGACGGTCGTACAGGTAATGTCGAAGCCGACGAGGGCTCAGCTTAGTCTCGGCCATAATTTCCTTGAGGTTACTGCCTGCGTCCACGAGTGCCCTCACCTTCGCATCCATCTCCGTACTTGCGCACCCCGTAGGGCTCAGCGTGCGATAGTTAAGTCCAAGGGCGGCTCGGGGAGGGCGAGGCTTACCGGCCATACTTGCCCTTCGGGAGGCAAGTGCGGCGGCTCGCCTGTCCTGAGCTTCTTTGAATAGCCGAACTTTCTCGGCATCTTCGGCTTCTCTGCGTAAGCGCGCTCGTTCCAGTCCGGCGCGGAGCTGATCGATTGAACGTTTCATTTACCTGTAAAGGGAAGGGGGTTGTAGCTGCGCAGCACGTAGTCTTCCAGAAGACGGCACACGCTTTCATAGATGCTCGAAGCTGCCTCCGCTGTCGAGCAGTTGAAGCGCAGGGTGGTGATGTGCCGCCTTCCCCACCAGAGAACGATTTCCACCAAGTTGTCCTCCGACGAAGGGTTCAGGTAGCTGACATCATACTGATTTAGGTTTACTAGCCTGATCGCAGTAGGGCGGAAGTTCTCAATTCCCACAGTTAGCCAGTGTCCAGGGGTTATATCAAGGACAGGCAGTTCCTTGGCTATGTTATAAGTGTACGTGTTGCTCATAAGGAAAGAGACGTATTAGGCGAGAAAACCCCGTAAAGAGCAAGGAAAGGGCACTTCCGGGGCGTCTAGGGCGTTGACTTGGGCTCACGAATGGTTTCCTGCCACAGAATCCCTCGTAGAGTCCTCGCCGAGGCAGGCCCGGAGATAAGCGGCCACCGGGCTGTTCCAGGAGTTCCAGAGCCGCAACCACACAGCAGAGGCCGCGTTGACTAGCGCGTAGTTGCCTCCGCTGTCGTGGATAGAAACTAGAGCAAGGCCCTCGGGGAGGTCAGCCGGTTTAGTTGAGTGCGGCTTGAATAACGGTGATGACCACCGCTCGGTCCCGTGGACGCCGGGTTCGGCCCCTGGTACTGATTTGATACTCTTGGCTTTGGGAGTAGGGAGTGCCTCTAAAGCCTGCCTGCCCTCATCGTACTCAGAGAAGGACGGCCTTTCAGAGAATCTCTTCAGCAAGCCTCGGAGGGCTGTGTGCTGAGCGGGAGTTAGATTTGCGAGCATGTCAGAGGTTTTCATTTAATTGAGAGACTTTAAAGTTAAACAAAAAGCGCAGTGCGGGCAAACCCCAACACTGCGCCTGATCGCCCTCTGTCTGTTGCCTATTTAAGCAGGGCGAGAAACTCCTTTTTGGTCTCTATGTTCTCGTGAGGCCAGTAAAAGCTCGTCACAGTGCTCGCCCCTGTGGCACAGGCCCCTCGGCAAGACATACAGGTATGCGTTGCTTCCATGTACACACAAACGCAGCGAGCTTCAAGCAACGCCCCCAATGAGCACGCAATCTGGGTAGTCAGATGCTCCTGAGTCTGCGGGGCCTTTGAGCAGTGCTCCACAATGCGAGCAAACTTACTCAGCCCGAGGATACGCTCCATCGGTACGTACCCGATGCTCACTTTGCCATAAAAAGGCATGAGGTGATGAGCGCACACGCTGGTGAACGAGATGTCGCGCACCACTACCAGCTGACTATTGGCCGGCGCCTTGAACGTAGCGAGCCTGATGCCCGAACCGGGATTGAACTTCAGCGTCCTAGGGTCGAAGAGTGAAACATCATGGTTGCGCAACATCTCCGCCCAAGCTCGGGCTACGCGGCGGGGAGTCCCCGACAGGTGTTCTCCGCCGATAGGGATACCGAGCGTGGTAAGGGCTTTACCGATGTAATCGGCAGCCTCTTGCAACTGTTTACTTTTGGGTGTCATAAATTAGGCCCAGAGGGGGTCAACCGGAACATTGGCGGGCCACGGGACCTCAACATGGTCAACATCGAAGCGGAAGGTGCCGTCCGGGTTTCCCTTCGCGTCTAGCCGAGGAGTCACAGTAAACGATACATCGAAGGCCTTCTTGATGCCGAACTTCTTGCTAAAGATGCCGTGAGTAAGTGTCTCCTTGTTGGTAAGCGCCTCCTTCGTGCGCTTCAGCGCGAGAATGGTGAGCTTGTTCTCTTCTACCCACCCTTTGAAAATCTCCGGGCTCATCGCCAGACACTCAGCCGGTGCCCACAGTTTAGAATAGTGGTATACCGCCTCATCGAGCTTCTGGAGGTATGCTCCCGTAAGCTGTCGGAGAGTGAGCACCACCAGCGCCTGATCGGTAGACACACCGGCTTTTCGGAGCTGCTTCTGGCGTAGTTTCTTTTTGCCCTCAGGGCTTTCAGGGTCGAATTGCATTTTCTATGTTCTTTAATGTTAAAAGCTCTATCAAACTCCGGTAGTCCTATCCCAGATTCCCAGCTGAAGGCGAGGGGAAAAGTTGTAATTGTACCGAATGGCCCAATCTGCAACCTGCCTGGACTTCTCTATGTAGGACTGCCTGTCCGAGCACAGAGGCATCAGCCAGATAAAACGCTCAGGAATGGCGTGCTGCGCAGCTATCGCCTCTACTTCCTCCACGTCTCTCAGGCTCTCCACCACAAACTTGAAACTGACCGGGTACTTATTCACCGCATCGATGCGAAGAAGGTTCAATACCGCGCTACTGTAGCGACGCTCCACTGGTACCCCTGAGTTAGCCAGTTTCGGCGAAACGTTCCACTGATTCACCCTGCCCATTAGAAGCGGTCGAGGTGGAGTAAGCCCTTGGGTCTCTACCTCTATGTACCATCCTGGAACGTACTCCCCTCTGGACTCAGCGTAGAGCAAAAACTCTGCGATCTCGTCCTGCCTCAGCATAGGGTCTCCCCCTGTGAGCACGAGATGCGCTCCCGCCTGCAGCTTACGGAAATACCCTGCAACCTCCATCTGCGCGTAAGCCTCTGCAAAGGTAATCGTACCCAGCTGCTTCCAGAGACGGCTGGAGTCGCACCAAGCACAGTTGGTCGTGCAGCCAGAGAAGCGCCAAAACACGCTAAGTTTTCCAGCAGACATGCCCTCCCCCTGCACACTGGCAAAGTGCTCCACTAGATGCAGAGGCATCTTCTCCTTACTCTCGGTAGGTTGCATGTGCGTCGGCCTCCTCATACACCGTCACGAAATCAACGGCGACTTTGTTCGGGTTGGTACCTAGAGCGGTGACTAGATATTTCTGCGCCTCCTCAAAAATGAAACGCGCCATCCCCTCCGCCGACGTTCCATAGGGCAGGACAGAAACCCGAAGGAACGGGATGCCTTGATGTGCCCAATCCCGGAGAAGCTCGTCGTCCTTCGCTACGAGCATCCGGTGGTCCAATAAATCGTTGAGGTAGGCACGGAAACCCTTCCAGTCTCCGAAGTCGAAGACGAATCCGTTTTCATCCAGGCTTTCTGCGCGAGTCCCTATTTCCAGATGGAACGAGTGCCCGTGTAGATAGAAGCATTGCCCTTGATGACCACCCTGTCGGTGGGCTGCCGAAAAGGGGCCGAATTTCTTAACAACAATGTATCTGTCGGCGTTAGTAACCATGGTTATATGGGCGGGTTGAGTTGTACTTGAGTTTCCTTTCAGTGAGAGCGTTGAGGTCTAATCCGAGACCCTGCGCCAGAGAAGCTACACGAATCACGATGTCTGCCAACTCTTCAGCAAAATTGGTTCGGTCACCGTGACGGATTGCTCGGGTGGCTTCTGCCACTTCTCCGTGAATCTCAGCGAGCTGAGCGCGTAGAAATTCCGAGCCCTTAAAACCGACATCTCGCAGGTCTTCAGGTGAGGCACACTCAAGACCCTTAGCCAAATTGTTCTGGTACTGGGTTTCCCCTATCTGTTTCAAGTCCATCCAATAGCTCCTGTGTTGAGGTTGAAAGAAGTTCGTTCTCCAATGTTGCGGGCAGCTCTGCGTCAGGTGTCTGAAGCTCAGGCAAGTAGTCCTCCGATCTAAGAAGGCTCTGTCTAGTCGCCTTGTAATCTCTCTCCCCGCGACTGACCGCAGCCAGACGGTGAAAGCTGAAGTCGTCGTCCTCGTCCAACCTGGCGAGAGGCGTCCGATTCATAGGACTGATACGCAGCGAAAGCGTGCGCTGCAAATCCCTTGTGAGAGTCGTGTGGTCAATACGCTGCGCAATCTGATTCCTGGCCAAAAACTTCTGCTGTCTAGGACTCAGGTTATCGATTTGCCCGTATTGAACCGAGGCTAAGGCCTGAAGCCACTCTCTGACCAAATACAGGGGTGCCCGGCTATCGGGTTTGAACACTCTGCGTCCGTCGAAGCAACGCAGCCAATAGTCCCACACCTGCTCCGAGGGAAGCTGTGCCACCAGATGAGGAGGGGGAAGTCTCTGCTCGTAGTAAAAGATGCGCTCGGCGTATAGCTGACGGTAGTATTCCTCCATCGCAGACATGGAGCGCAGGGATGCCCTTGTGACCTCCGAATAGTCGGTGTGGTCGATAACGGCATCTGCGTTCAAACCAAACTCCTCGAAAATGTAACGGTAGGGCTCCCGCTCCCCCTTGGAAGCAAACTTCAGCTTCTGGGTGCGCTCAATCCACACTGGGAGCGTGCCGTAGATTTCTCCGGCCTTCCATGAAGTGTTATGCGCGAGGACACCGTTTGCGATAAAACGCTCAACTCCTGGAACGGTAAGATCGTAAACCTCTACCTCCTCGCCCTCGGAAATCTTCTCCACTGAAGCTATCTTTAACGACTCCGAGCGGAGGCTGAATTCGTTGCACCCTACCAGGTAGTCCCCCAGCTTCATGTCCTGCGGCTTCACCTCAACCAGCTTCCCGTGACGGTTAAGCGTGAAGAAGGAGTGATCTCCGGTCCCAGTGATCTCTTTCCCGTCAGCTAGCCGGACTGTGTAGATGGCTTTCCTAACTGTGTGCTTAACTACATGTGGCACAGGTTTCCAGACTACCTGAAGCTCGTCGTCAATCGTCAGCGTCTCCCACCCATCAGGGAGATCAGAGACGGACTCACGCAGGGATACTTCCTTACCCTCGCCCTTTGCATACAGCTCCTCGATTGTGAGGCTGTACTCTTTCCCACCTCTGCGTAACCTGAGCAGAGAGTCTCCCGCCACCGAAGAGTCAATCGAGTACCAAGGGACTTCCTTGAAGTCCTTCATCTTCGTCGCGGCAAAGCCGTGGATGCGGGTCGTGTAACGCTGTGCCACGGAGAGGTAGTTGCCGAAGTCCATCTGCGAGGACATTTCTCCGGGAAGGCCAACATACGGATACTTTGCGCACATGTCCTCCCAGCCCAGATGCCCTTCAGGAGTGTGCCACACAAAGACAATGTTCATGCCCTTGGCCATGAGCGGCTCGAAATAGTCTCGGCGCCAGCTGTTGACTACGCTCGTCCCATAGGGGTCACGGGAGGTTCGCCCGTTCACTACGTTGATGGGGTAAGCAATATCCAGCTCTACCGCGCAGTAGATGGCATCCTTGTGTGAGTCGATGTAGCGCAGGTAGTTTTCCAGGAACTGCTCGATGTCTCGCATCTTCCACTTGTTGAAGGGCGCTTTCGTCATCGAGCCCTGCAAGGTGTGAGCACCTGAGTCGATCATGAACTTGACGTTGGGAGTCAGCGCGTGTCGCTCGGCCAGCAACCCGGAGGGATTTTTTATCAAGTACAGGTAAGACATGAGCATGTTCTGAACTCCTGCCCAGCAAGCTGCCTTGTAGTGGTGCTCAGGCTCGACGCCCGAGTAAAAGTTGAGAACGTAGGACATGTCTTACCCTCCTGATCTTGGTTGTTTAATCTTAAACGATGCGGTGTTTAGCTTGAACGTCCTGTGCCAGCCTAGAGATGGCTTCCAGGTCGTACTTATAGTGATGTAGCAGCACCTCCATTAAAATTTGGGGTGTGCAGTTTTGGTAAACTGAGCTGCCCATATTGAGGTGGATGAAGGTCTTTACGTGCATCCCTTCAGTAGTTACGGTCGATGCCAGCGTATACATGTCCGCCTGATGAGCGGTTGTGCGAAGCGTTCCCCCTGAGAGGAGAGCTGTTTCCGATAGCTGGACGGATGTTGATTGGTCTGTCATGACGAAATTAGGTTTCTTCCGGGCCGTCCAACTCAGCAGAGTTCAGGCCCTCTTCCTCCTCGGCGGCGAAGTAGTTGGTATTGGATTCGAGGTAGTTCAGATACTCACGTAGAGAGCCCTGTACGGCAAAAGCGTTCCCTGTGCCGAGGCGGACTACATGGGTCTCGGTACCGCAGCTAAACGTGCCTATCACCACAAGGGAGTCGAAGTTTTCAGCCAGGGGGTTCAGCGCGCTGCGCAGGTCGGCGTACCGCGTACTTTTCTCGTGACGGATAATTTGCTCCGCAATTTGTTGCGGGTCTGGGCTGGAGTCGGCGTTCATATTAGTGGCCAGCGATGACGCGGCGTTTAAGTTCGATCCTGTCAAACCAGGACGGGTTATGAGAGATGAAGCTGGTCACGCACTCTACGTTACTGTTCTCCGTTGTGCCGTGGAAGTCTACGTGAAAACAACCGTGTACCGAGCATGTGTTGACGATCTGCTCCGGGTACAAGTCAGAGTTGTTTACTATGAGGAGCCCTCCGTCACTTGTCACGTCCAAGGCTACCTTAAGAGCGGGAGTAAAGGACTGGGAGTCTGCGTTGAGAACTACCAAGTCGTAAGGCTCGTTGCAGTAGTCCCGAGACATTGTAGCCGACGGCATCCACAGGTAGTCCTTTAAGCGAACCGCTATAAAACGGTAGCTCAAGTTGTTGTGATCTGTCCCAAGGGCGAGCTCGTCACTGCCGATCTCCATGTAGGAGCGCATGTACTCCCTGCGGGCGGACAAGGCTGGAAAAGTGGGGCCTCCGAGAACTAGAACGCGCAGGCTAGATACGTCGAGGTTATCGAGCTGCTGCAAAGCAGAGACCGTCATACCTGGGGCACGAGGGGCCGTTTTAGGTGAGCACCAGGGAAAGCCGAACATTTTGAGTAGGTTCATTCTTGAGAGGTTAAGAGTTCTCTTTCGTCAAGTTCTTCGCACAGCTTTGTGACGGAGGGCGCGAGCCTACGCAGGCAAAGAGGCTTACTCATTGGGGACCTCCCACGAGACCAGAGCCCCACACTCTCCGTCCTCGTCCACGAGCACTCCCGTGACCACGAGTTGAGGATGTTCAGCTACAAGCTGCGCTCGGAGGGCGTGCGCCAACATCTCACAGCTCGCGCTCTGCACTACGTCGTGACTCACGCGACGGGTCATCGGCTCTAGCCTGCGCCCAATGCACTCTTTTACCCATCCCTTGAGTATGTGAAACTCCACCTCACGGTCAGGCGTACCAACCTTAACGAACACTTTAACGTTAAACAAGTGTCGGTGAAGCTGACGTAGGTAAGAAACCTGTTCAGGAGCTTCGGGCCAGCAGTGCCAACCCTCAAACTGAGCAGTAACAAAAATAAGTGTTGAAGTATTCATCGGCGTTGATCGTTCACTGACCACCATTTTGCGCATTTGGGTTTGGAGTCTCCTCTCAACAATGAGTCGTAGTCTATGCAGACGTACTTACCGTTGGGTAGCTGCCCCCAGTTTTCCACCTGGAGGTCGGTAAAATCTCCTGGAACCTTTTTAGGAAGTTTGGGAATGTCGGCCAGTGTGCATACACGGGCTTTCTCCATAAGCAGGAAGCTCCCTGACCCGGAGATGGCGACGCACGGACAAAGATACTGCCGCAGGTCCGCAAACATGCCGAACTTGTGAGTTTCCTGCCAGACATACCACTCTCTAGCGTTGCCGAAGGAACGGTCTAAACGTTCGACCTTGACTACCCACTCAGGTCTTAGGGCGCACTGGTAAACGTCGCGGCGTATTCCTCCGCCCAGCTGCTTACCCAGCATGAAAGCTGCAAGCTCCTGCATCATCACTTGCCCGTGCAAGGGGGAGCCGTGGTTAGGGTGAGAAAAGTTCATATCAGAGCTTCCGGTTAATTGTAACGTGCGAGATTTCAGTGTCTGCAAGGTATTGAGCAGGGTTTACCGTTACAGCATTACCGATAACAAAAGCGGTATCGCTGTACGCACTCCCTAGGCAGATGTGGTCACCTTGTCGCAGCTCCGGCAAGGGGAAACCCTTCATGTAGAAGGTAGCAAACTGCCGCCAATGCTGCGCGTGTGCGAAGTTATCCGGCGTTACCTCCAAGAGAACTTTGATTCCCCTGAGGGCGGCTTGATAAGCTGCTATGCGTGAATCTTCACTACTCAGCGTAGCCCAGCCGATATAATCCTTGCACAACCAGATGCGCGGAAACTCCTTCAGGCCCAGGGAATGTGCTGCCTCGGTCACCTCCTTACATGCGAGAATGGACGCCAAACTATAAGGAGCTCGGACGAAGAGGGTGTAGACGCCTAGAGCGTCAGTACCTTCGATTTCCTTTCCGTACCAGAGGCCCCAGGCGGAGCACGGGGGTTTACCGGGCGATTGCTTTTGCGATAACGTTGACAGAGTCATGGTGGATGCTCAGCAGCTTGCGCCGAAGGGTTGAGTATTGAGTGAGAGAGTTGCTAAGCTTCGAGTGATAGATGTAGAGGAAAGAGCTCTTCAGCGAGTCTATCCTACCTTCCTGAGGTGCATAGGTGTACTCCGGGAACTCGCGGAACCAGTACGCGAAGTCTCGAAACAGTGGATAGCATGGAGCACACCCACACGCCAGAGCCTCAAGCAGCGTAAAGCTGACCCAGTCTTGCAGCGAAGTGTTCACTTGAACAGAGCTTCTGCGAAGAATCGCGTAATACTCCGCCTTGGTGAGGTTACGGTAGATTCGGAGCTTCCCTGCCTCCTCAAGGGCCTTTGCTTGCTGGATGGCTTTATGCGCATCCCCCCGCAGGTCTTCTGCTCCGGTACACACTGCGAAAGACAGCGTCGGGTACTCTTGGCTCAGCTCCTCAACCAAGCGCAGGAAAATTCCTGGTTGTTTTTCCATGTCGAAGCGCGAGCTGAATACCCCTGAAATAGGCTCTACCTCCAGTTGGGGGTCAAAAGTAGTCTGAACACACAGGGAGTCGAAAGGAAGCCCGACGACAACAACGCTCTCGTCAGGAAGTCTGGGGAACGCCGAATGGATAAGCTCCTTGAGCCCAGGAGACGCCACAAACACTGTGACGCCCATATCGAAGATCATCTGCTCATACGCGCGCATCCAAAGCATATCGCGTGTGAAGTCGTAGATGTCGAAGCTCTGTGCCCAGCAATAGGTGTAGAGCTTGTAAGGTCTCCCGCTATAGGCCAGTGCTTCGATTCCGGGATGGAACATGTCCTCGAAAAAGACGCTTCCGCCCTCGGGGGACTGCTCCAACAGGGAGGCAACCTGACGGAGTGCCCACACAGGGCGGTTTACCCGGTCGAGCACTTTCCCTGCCTTGATCTGCATGGAGGTGGCCTCGGCGGGCTCAATACGTACCACGTTGCACTTAGCGCGCTCGAAAGCTTTGTCGAACCAGCCTCCTGGGCACGACATAAGCTCAGACATGCGGTTCTTGTTGGGCTCCAGGGGGAGGTAGTATACCTCAGTACCGAGAAGTTTCAGTTGATCTACGCTCATCGTCTATTGTGTTTTAAGGTTAAACTTTAGTTGGAAGCAGGTGAGATTTTCCCCTCTTCGCTGAGTAGGTGCCGTAGGAAGTAGAGGCTCCGCACATGTCATTGGGTAACGTCTTAACCGCCTCACTGATTATGTGCTCGCGAGCACCCTTTATGTCCGGCTCGTACTGCACAGTAACCTGAACCGCCACCGTTATAGTCTCTTTTTTGAGTTTCATTAGGATGCGTTTGATTGAGAGTCGTTGCTTTGAAACGCCTTGACCCACGGCATCATCAGATCGATGGAATCCGTAGGCAGTCCCAGACGTGCGGCTTCTGTAAGGAGATACTGTTTTCGGGCAGCGTACTCTCCGAAGCGTGTCTCAGGCTTCTCCAAGTGATAGCTGCGCGCCCCTGTGTGGAACCACCCTGATAAGCCCTTCTGTGCGCACTGAAGAGCGAACATTGTGTCTTCTCCGCCTGCGTTGGTAGAGGCAGGGAGTGTGTTGAAGCCAATTCCTTGTGCCAGCACCGCAGGAACGTTAATCAGCAAGTTCCCTGTGTCGGCGGTGGAGTGCCGAACCAGCACGCCCGGACCCTCGTAAAATTGGTTGTACGACTGGTTTTCCTTGGCCTGATCTCCCCGAAGAGGTACGGTAGAAAAGTCCTTGTAGCCTCGACGATTGTTGAGGTCAGGCTTCGTCCCGTTGACGTATCCCCATCCGTTCCCCTGTGTTTGGGCGAGTAGTCTATCCGCTTCCATAAAAGCACTCAAGCATTCGGGGCGGGCAATAACGTCGTCGTCCAACATCCAAAGCAGTTTGGTATGGCTCTCGCGAAGCAGGAAGTCCCGAGCGTTGCGGATTCCCTGGCTCCGGGCTACGTGGATAACGAATTCAACACCTTGAACACGCGCCAGCTCGGATACTTGCTCCAGGTAGAAGTCCCCAAACGACGGAAACTCTCCCTCCAAACGAAGCAGAATGCGGCACGGAAGCTCGCTGCCGAGCAGCACCGAAGAAAGTGCCATAGTCAGCGCACGTAGGTTACCCGTGGACGTAACCCCTAACGTAACATTGCTGCGAGTCATGGTAGGTTAGCTTCCTTGTACGGCTGTGTGTTTCAGAATACCTTCGAGCAGACGGCTAAGCTGCTCCAGAGCCGCGTCGAAGCGTTCTTCGATGATTGCACGCATGATGCAAGTCTCGGCTGCCGTTTGATTGAAGGAGAGCAACTGCGCCGCTGCACGCTCGAACACCTGCGACGGCTTGCCCATCTGCATAGCGTAAGGGTTGTTCATTTGCAGTGACACGTAGAACATCGCCTTCTGGAGGTCTTCGACTCGCCTCCCCTTATACGGGGAGCGGAAAACATACTTCAGCGCGTTTCCTGCCGCAAAGGGCATTTCGCGAGTCAGCGTGATACATTCGACGCCAGACGGATGAGAGGTGTAGTGGCTAGGGTGGTTTATTTGATCGGACATAGGAAAAGCGAGGAACAGAGCTGGTGGGAAGCTTCACACTTCCGCCAACCATTTGAGCGCGTGTCGAGCTACCTTGGAAAAGCGTCTATCGTTGAACGCCCGTCGGCGGGCCTCGGGCGTAATCGCGTAGTAGCTCAGCCGAGGGTCTGCCGGGTCGTGAACAAAGTTGACTGGGTAGCTTTCGTACACTTCGAGGTGAGCCGGAATAGGGGACAGGTAAATATGACGAACCCCGTAGAGGATGGCTTCTAAAGGAGGGATTCCGAACCCTTCGGCTTCCGAGAGGAAGGAGAACCCCCACAGCGACTGATAGAACGTAGGCAAGAGCTCGTCAGGTAACGTACCCATGAAGCTGACATTTTTGAGCGAATTGTACAGCATATCAGCTGCGCCAAACTCTTCTGTTGTACCTCCTACGTGCAGCAAACGGCGCTTCAGGCGCGCAGCCAGCTGCATACATTTATCGAGACGCTTTCGGTGGTACAGGTTGAACAGGGAGCCCATCCATCCTTCGTCCCGCAGTGGAGGCACCTCAGGAAGCTTCTGCAACAGGTGGAAGTTTCCGTAAGGGATGATCTCCGGTGCGTGCGTGCGGGCCGGAAGATCGTAGCAAGCATGACGCTCCAAACAATCGACTGCGTGCTTGCTGACACTCAACAGAACGTCAAACCCGAGATACCCACGCTTGTATATCTCGACCTTTTTGCGCCCAAAGTAGCCCTCCAATGCGAGCGTGTCGTGCAGTATGGCTACCTTCAGAAACGGGGTGGCCTCGGTGATGAACGGAGCGGGGGCATCGATTGCTGTAGACAGCCAGACCTCGCACCCTGCCCCGGCTAGATTGCTCACCGAGGAGTAGCAGCGGACAGGTTTCCCTAACGCCTGCTCCGCCTTGGCGCAGACCCAATCAGGCATGGGAGCTTCCGTCTCCGCGCAGAAGTAAACGGGCTGGAACAGTGGGGCAAGGGCTTCGGTGTGTCGGTACACCCCAGTTTTTGGAACTACCCCTGTGCAACGAATATCGTTCAGCCAGGGGTAGACATCGAGAAATATCGTAGAGTTTGCGGACATAATTTGCGGGGCGGCTGGCGCCTTAGAGTTTCAATGAGGTGAATATGCTCCCATCCACTGCCGAGAGTCTCCATATCTGACACTGCACCATCCCGTCCCCCTTGCTGGAGGGTATCAGAGCCCGCGCAGCCTCTGCCACAATGCGCACCCTTCCCTCGCTAAGAGCCGTCATGTGCTCCGTGAGGGCTCCCACAGTCTTTGTGGCCTGTTGCCCGGCGTTTGCTCCTATGAATACCAGCTCGGGCTTTAGGTCAGATTGCAGGCGCTTCAGCGCACAGGCGGCGGCTTGGGTGCAGTCTGTTGACCCGCTAATGCGGATTGTTCCTGCGTGTGGGTTATATAACTGGAGGGAAGGCATTGGGATTTTGAAGATAGGCGTGTGCGACTCCGAAAGCTGCCCATACATCCTTGGTGATGCCATAGGTTTTACCTGGGGACTTAGCATTGCCTGGCTCCCCGTACAGGGAGATCAGAGCGTCCCGAACGTCTTTGTCGTTACGGCGTGGCAGGGGTGCCAAAGACTTCTTAACGTCGATGCGGCCCACCAGATGAAAAGGCTTCGCCCGATTTGCGCACACTTGCTCAATTCTGCCTACATACCTGCACGTAGCGAATACCGTAGCCCCTACCGCCATCCCATAGCTGCGAATCTCCTCACAGACTACATCCCTGGCCGTGGTGAGCTGAACCTTGTTCAGCATCTGCGCGTTTCCGATCTTTCCGAAGCTGAGGATTTTTCTCGTGCGGGTGTCGAGACAGATGTACGCGCTCTCTGTAGAGCCGGGGTCGATGGCCATTATATAGGAGGGGGCGCAGAGCCCTGTGCTTAGTTTTAACATGGCCCATGTAAGGTGCTCCCCTTAGGGGCTTCCGGTCAACACCTAAACATCCGGGCACAAAAAACCCCGTCCCTGTGAGGGGACGGGGAGGAGTGAAGGCAGGTAGCTTACTCCGAGTCCGACTCCATGATCTTCTGAATCTGCTTCGGAAGCTCTTCTCGCTCGCCCGCGAGATAGGACAAGCAGGCAGCCAAGACCTTGCACTTCTCCTCGGCGTCCGTGAGCTTCAGCGCCTTGTAGGCGGTGTAGACGACTTCGGGCCGAACCTTGCGCTTCGCCCGGCGCTGGCTGCCCTGCTCGGCGAGGGCTTTCTTCTCCTCGGCCAGCTTCTCGGCGCGAGCAGTGACCTCAGCTGCGTCAACCTCGTCGCCCTTGTTGCGAGCAACGCGAACCTCGTTGGCGAGCTTACGGGCGTCGCCCAGACGGATTTCACCCTTCAGCACGCGCTCCAAGACCGCCTTGGGCAGTTCGGTGAGGATGGCGACGTGCTGCGAAACCCAGCCGATGGACTTGCTGAGCTGCGCGGCGATCTCGCCGAGTTGCATCTTGTGCGTGTTGACCAGCCGGTTCAGGATGGGGAGAAGCGACTCGGGAGACGCGGCAAGGTGCTGCACGTTCTCGCGAATCATGGTGATTTCGGCCTGCTGAAGCGTAGCAGCCTCGTGGAACACGACGGGGATACCCTGCGGGAAGCGGGCGTTGAACGTGTCCGGGTCTGCTTTCGCGAGAGCTTTGATGGCTGCGAGGCGGTGGCGCCCAGCGGAGAGGAAGGCGACCTTGAAGGTCTTCTCCGAGCCGGAAATGCGAGCCGTCTCGTCTTTCACGGTATTGAAGACGTGCAGGCGGGCGTCGAGGCCACTGAGGGCGATGCTGGACTGAAGCTCCTCCACATGCTCGGCGTCAATGGCGCGGTAGGAGAGCTTCGGGTGCAGCTTGATACTGTCGAGGGGAACGAAAACCTCCGACAGCGACTCGGGAGCAACGGGAACGAGGTTAATGACCAGCTCCTGCGCTGCACCGTCGCTCGTTTTCGCGACAGTCTTGGTCGGCTTGACGGGGGTTGCGTCTGCGGACTTCGCAGCCTTGGAGGCAGCCTTGGTCGGCTTGGTGACCTCGGCGGCGGCCTTGGTCGGCTTGGTGGTGGCGGGCTTCCGGATGGTGATCGGCATAACGTTTTCTGTCTTTGATTGTTGAACTGACGAAGGCTCTAAGTTGAGCGGTTTAATCTTAAAGGGCAAGCTCGTTTAATCTTAAAAATTGAAAAATTTACTCCTGAAGCTCGAAAGGTAGCTTTTTACACGTAAACCCGCAGGCGTGCCGGTGACCCCCGCCGCCGTACTTGACGGCGATCTCAGACAGGTCGCGCCTGGTTACTCCATCAATCCCGTACAAGGACACTGACCAGACCTTTTTAGGACCGAGCCACTTAAACAGCAAGTAAGCCGTATGGTCTCCCACCTTCGAGCCCTCGAACGTGAGTGAGTTACCCTGACAGTTACAGGCGTAGAACACTTCACCTTCCCAACGGAGAGTAAACCCGAGAGCCTTAACCGTCCCGCAGTTAGAAACGCGAGTGAACTGCTTGATGATCTCCCCTGAAGACAGTAAGCCGTTCAACAGAATGGAGGCGGGCCGGCCACTATCGAGTATGGTTGAAATGGCTCTCAACTGCTCGGCACCTCCCAGGGTACGCAGACCGAGTTGTAGACGGTCGGTGTCCGGGTCTGTCCGGCACCAAACATCGTACTCTCCTGCAAGCGTGAGAGCTCGTGGCTCGTCATAAGGGAGCCAACGATTTTTGAACTCGTCTACCGTTGGCATCTTTACGCCTAAGGCTCCCATCTTAAAGTAGGCGTAAGCGAGACGGCAGGCTGCTACACCGTCGAGGCGGAAACCTGCGCGCTCTGCTGTGTCCCACTTCTCAATGGCGGTCTTGTGGTGGTCAATCCATACCAGATTGGGCAGGTCCATGAGCTGCCGAATGCTCAGGTCTAAAATATAGACGTTCTGGTAGGCTCCCCAGTCTCCGAGTGCTCCAATAGGGAGCTCGTCCGAGTAATCCCAGCCGATAGCTTCGGTATCTTGGCCTAGGAATTTTTTGGCAACTTCGAGAGAGAACTTCCCGTCGAAGTCAGCGCGGTGGTAGATGATAACGTTTGGTTTGGTGGACATAAATTTAGGTGAGCAGTTTAGCGAAGATGTCCCATCTCCGAGCTCTTGCGGGAAAGCTCCCTACTGAGGGCCGAGCAATACTTGTCATAGATTGCAGCGAAGGAGGAGATATGCGTCTTCCTGGCTGCGACCTCCCCGAGTGTTTTATGCAGCTTCTCCAACGTAAGCGAGGCAGCGACTGCGCGGCGCGACTCCGACACCTTCTGCCCTTTGTTTAGAGCGTCTCTTAGCGTTTGGTTTTTAGCCAACTCAATCTCTGTCTCCAGGCGCTTCTCCTCCACACTAACCACCGATAGCTCGCTAAGAGCGTATGCGTGCATGGCCGTGTATCTCCCCAGCAAAAGGCTGACTTGGGAGCTGGTTAGTATACTGAGGTCATCCGGGAAGCTCAAGCTATCAGCATAAGAGGGGCGCTCCAGAGGCTTAAATAGCCAGGCGAGTTTAGGCAGAGGGGCAGGCACGGAGGGAGACGGTCGCGCTCCCTTGTTTAAGGTTAAACGTATAGGCATAGGTTTAGCGAAGTCTAAGGGTTACTTTTTTAGGTTGAATATGCAGCTTCTGTTTTGATGCCTGGGTTCTGCTCTGTTTGCTGGCGCACTGATTCACGAAGTTCTGGTGGTAGGCAGTATTCCAGCACATCCCTGCATAAGGGCAGAAGCTGCATGGCATCCTAGTCAGGCTCCTTCCCTCACGCTCAGGGGCGTCAAGTGTTCCGCGAGTTTTATGGTAGGTGGCAACACGCGGAAGAACTACCGTGTTCAGGAAGTCTTCATCCTTCTGGTAGCGGAAGGCAGCTACTTCACTAGAATCCTTATTGTAGTAGACGAACAACGTCTCGTCGAGGCCCAACACGTCCATGTAGAGCTCGACCTGCATCTTGTGCGCGGTCTTGGGTGAGCCCTTCAGCTCCTCGAACCCCCGATTGTTGATCGTCTTGATCTCCAGAAGTACCCGTTGAGGCAGGCTTAGAATACCGTCTGCGTGGCCGATGATCTTCTTTTGATGGTCGCAGGCCAGGAACTCCCTGCTTTCGAGAATCCCTGCTCGTTCCAGCAAATTTTGAAACAGCACATGGAAGTACGTACCGATTTCAAAGCGCAGGTAGTCTTTCAGAAGCTTGGCAGAGTCCGGCAGAGGCTGAGGCGCCTTCCAAGAACCGTACCACATCGCGCGCAGACATGCTCCCGCCTGCGACGGGTGGAAGTAATGCTTTGTTCTCTCGTCTTCGTTTGCGTCTCCGTGATTGTACTCCTTCTTACGCTCCTGAAAGGTTTTAATCGTAAGGTCACAGTCTTGGATAATGGAGGCCTTGGGAGGCTTCCCGCTCGGAGAATCTTCGATTTCCCTCAACAGGAAGCTCTGAAGCCTCGGAATGACTACCTCTCCGTTCAAGGCAGAGGTTAGGTAGGACTTGAGTCCTTTGGTTCTGACGATGGCCATATTAGTTTAATGTTAAAGCTTGGCTGAATGCTTGTCCACTGGAGATGGGCTTTAGGGGTACCCCTGTGCTAGATGAGATCATTCGGGAAGTTGGTTGAGGAGAGCGAGGAAGTCTTCCTCGTGGAGGGTGACGTAGGTAGCCTTTCCAACGGTCACACGAAACAGAGCTGTTCGGCGGTGCTGGTATGCCTCCTTACGGGCCTTCAACAGTAGTTCTTCGGTCACAGAAAACGATCTGCGCTCGGTGATCTTGTCTTCAATCAAGAAACGCTCAGTCAGTACATCTCCTTTGGAGTGATGCAGCGCCCCTGACGCTATTTGCTGCCGCCCCTTGTAAAGAAGGACGGCGCGTTTTTCAGAAGCATCCGAGAGCTGCTTTGGCTTTAGTTTAATTGGCATATATTAAGATCATACTCCCGATGTTTAGGACTCACCCGAAATAGCGCAACCATCTGAGTCTTCCAGTTGACTCATGGGGTCTTCTTCGCGCACGGACTGAAGACATAGAGTAAGCAGCTTGTTCATTACGTGCTCATTACTCGCCAGCTTAGAGATGAAGGCGGATTCTTTCTTGAAGGGTCCTACTGCGCCTCCGTCAAAACTGAAACCCATAGGCGTAGTTTTGATGTGCCCATAGAACCTGCCCGCCGCAAACAAAGCCTCGGCGTCGTCGTACTCAAACTGACGATGTACCGAAGTAGGGGTGATGTAGTAGGTGAACTCTCCCTCCTCGAACGGCTTCCCTCCAGCCTTGTTCTTCACGACGTGAAAGCTGGTAATCTTGGCAATAGTGACCTGACGAGTTACTCCGTTTCGAGTAACTGGTTCGACAATTTTCTTCGCGCTCGCCCCTGAGGTGAACAGCTTGAGGCGAACAGAGGAGAAGAAGTTCTTACCCTTGCCTCCTGGAGTTGTGTTATGCACGAGTCCGCCGTCTACGAAGTAACTATGCGTGCCTTCGATAGTAAGATCAAATTTGTTCATTGCACGCTTGGGCTTTGCTTCCTCCATGGAAATAATAGGAGCGGGAACAAGCATACGTTCGGCTTTTACGTCCTTTTCCTTAATTGCCACGTATTTACCACGGAAACGAGGAAGCAGCTTATACTGCATACATTTTGGGATGTACTCCGCGATAAGAGCGTGGACCTCCGCAATTACACCACCGTTCCAGCTAAGGCGGCGACTACATACCACAGGGCGGGGAAGACCTAGCTCCACTAGACGATCAGCTAGCATGTTACGCTCAGCGTCCGTATATTTCTGACAGGAGATTGATGCACGCGGATAGCCTGTCGCTGTTTCAAACCCGAAAGTTCCGTCATCCATATACCAGATGGCGAAGCTGCGAAGATTCAGTGCTTCCAGCAATTCCTTAGAAACTATGCGCTTTCCGCCTACGTAGCAAGTGCGGCGTAGCTCGGTAAGATCGGAGAAAGGGTGCGTCTCAAACATAGAAACGCCGTCTTCCTTAGAATAGTAGTCCAGCGCAAGCTTACCCATAAGCCTATGCTTCCAGGCCAAGTAAGCATGTTGAGAAGGGCCTTGTGCAAAGCGCAAACGGTAACAGCACGAGGTCTTACTTTGGTGGCTAGCCCCAAGGTGAGCATCGCCCATGAGCCCACTTCCAATGGCAATATCTCGCTGCACAGAGTTCAGACGCTTATACCCGAGAACAAGTAACTGATCCTTGGTAATATCAAGGCTACCTACTTGTTTCTCTCCGTTATTAGTAAATACCCAGTGATTTCGCGTAACGAGCATTCGAGTACGTCCATTTCCTCCTGCTCTTCCTGCTACAAGCTTAACAAACTCTCCTTGCTCGGCGCGACCTTTGTTTACCCAACCTACGATCTTGCGAGGAACAATCCTGTTTGTCTCGGGGTCGTGAGAAAGAACCTCAAGAGGGAGCTTCTGGGTAACGATCTTGCCTATTTTCTCGGTACTTCCATCCGCCAGGACAACTGCGGAATCATATTGGAAGCATGAGGGGTCGCCGAACATTACACCCACCTTCTCGCGTTCCTGGTTGAGGAAAACAACTGTAACCGTCGGGGCGTCCTTGTCCACGAGGTTACGCTTCATACGTGCGTTACAACGGGCAAATACTTTGTTGATGAGGCGCGGATGATCACCCACACCCGCCTTCTGAGCAGAGTTCTCCACGGTAACCGTCGGTGTCATTGCTGCAATAGAGTCCACCGCAATAAACAAATCGACGTTGAGCTTGAGGACTTCGTCGAGCATGTCAGAAGCCTGCTCACCTTGGTCAGGGCTGATAACGATCAGCTTCCCCAAGTCGATGTGTAGGGCTTTGCAGTAAACAGGGTCAAAGCTTCGCTCCAGGTCGATCAGGACCGCCACCCCTCGGGGATAGCTCTGCTGAAACTTGGCTATCGTTTTGAGTACGAGCGTGGTCTTTCCTGCTGACTCAGAACCGAACAGCTCAGTCATACGGTTCTGGGGCCAGCCCCCTCCCAGCGCAAGGTCAAGGCGGGCGCAGCCCGTAGATAGGTACTTCAGCTTTAGTCCGATGGCTTCTGAAGCGCGGATTACTGACCCTGTACCGAACTTTTTGTTCATCCGGTCGAGGAACTCTTGAAGGTCGAAGCCTCCCTGAGCAGGCTCGGACGACTTTGCTTTGGCTTTTGCGGGTGACTGTTTGACCTGGGCAGGTACTTTGCCTGAGACGCGAACTTGGATAGGTTTCATATTTTTAATGTTAAACGAAAAGGTTAGTAAACGAGCTTAGCAACAGGAGAGCGTACTTTGAGCGACTTATCGGTCGGCTTTTTGGCCGACCCCCAATCCGGTCCCACCCCACCGTCCGCCATGATGCGAACGCTCATAGGGTACTTGGGCTGGAACCACGGACGGAAGGTCATCACCTCGGCAACGGCGTGTGCTACATCCAGAGCCGCCCCTGCGTGACAGGACATCGGAAGCTCGTCATGCACTTGCATGTGAATCTTCCCGTCACTCTTCCGCATAATCCTACGCAGGTTCTCTACTTTAACTGCGTACTCCTTGAGGATGTTCCGGTGCGTAGGGGTCAAGCCGTTCACACTATCAACAAAGTGCTTATCAAAGTTCGGACGCTCGGGGTCGATGCGAACCATTGCCATCTTGATAAGCTCCTGCGCGCTCTTCTGCACTACGTTGTTTGCGAGCTGAGTTTCGGCCTTGTGGGCTAGATACCTGTCTGAGGAACCAACGTTGGGAATTACGCGGCGGCACCCACACAAAGAGGGTACGTACCCGTTCACCTCATGGAAGGCTAGCAATTCCTGTCTGCCCTCCTTCATGCGAGGGTAATGAGAGTCAAAACCGCGCACAGCGTTCTCGCAGTAGTCTAACGACTGGTCAGAACCGGCGAGGAACAGGCCTGCCTTAAGGGCTCGCGCTCCGCCCCCGAAGATCAGGAGAAAGTTACACTGCTTCGCAATAGGGTCGCGAGGAACGTTCAACCCAGTCGCGGTCTCGGTGTGAATGTCTCCGTCCGGGTCGTTCAATACACGCGCCATCGTGGGCTCGCGGAAGATGATCGCCCCTACACGCATTTCGATCTGGGAGAAGTCCAGGCATACCATCAGCCTCTCAGGCTTCTTTGACGCTACGGTAAGTTTCATTTGGATTTAACTGTGAGCTTTTGGATTTTCAGGGGCTTGACCGCTACCTGACGCTTTACAGGGGGCTTTAGCATAACCGGCTTCTTCGGCGAAGGTGTAGGGGCTTCCCCGAGGACGATTCCGCTAGTTACCTTCGGCTTAGGCGGAGCAATGGTACCCGCCACGCGCACCACGCTGCGTATGCCGTAGGTGTCCTTGCGAGCGGGTAGCTGCTGCAAGTTCGGCTGTTGCGCACTATACCTCCCAGTGACGGCGGCGCATTGGTTAAGCGTGGCGTGTATGCACCCCGTTTCGGGGTTATAAAAGCTGTCAAGACCGTCTTCGCCCATATACACCGATAGCAGTTTCTCCAGCTTTCGGTAGTTGAGCAGCATGTCGATTACGGGATGCGCTCCCTTCAGGTGCAGCAGGGCTTCCACATTAACAGAGAGCTTCCCCTTCTCTGTCTTGCGCGTAAGACGAATGCCCAGACGTTGTAGCTCTGCTACAAGCTGGTCGCCTGAGTTCAGGTTAATGACCTTCTTGAATGTCTGGAAAATCTGCTTCTTACATGCCTCATAGTCGGTCAGAAGCTTTTCGCGTAGCACCTTCATTGCCGCCTTATCATACGGCATTCCGTTGAACTCGATGTCCAAAGTAGTCTTCACTAGCGGGAACTCCAGGTTCATTAAGTAGAAGCGGTCGAAGTCCGAAAGCTTCTCCGACTCAACTACAAGATCGAGCACTGTTTGGGGGTTCTTGGTGTCCACGTACTTTCCGTCCGCTCGTAGATGACGAAGAATAGGCGGACGCACTATGCGCGAGAAAACCTGCATCTGGTACAGCTCATCGGTAACGATAACGTCCGACTCACCGTAGTTGGACAACTCTTCGACATTGTTCATGTCCACGGTCTTCGTGTCGCGGATAAAGCGTCCTAGACGAGGAGCGCGGGCCTTCAAACCCTTCTCAGCGTTTGCGTCAGCTTGCCAGCACCCCAGCATGGTATCCCAGACGTTTTCTGGCATCGGAAACCAGCCTAGGTCACGGAGTACTCGTAGATCGTAGTTCGCGTTGTGCATTACCCACCAAGGCTGCGCGAACTCTGCCTCCATCTCCTGGAGGACTTCGACGTATTCCGCAGTCGTGGGGCACCCAGGTATGAGGCGGTTCGTTGCCGCTGTGTAGGATACCCCCTTCTGACAAAGCTGTAAGGTAAGGGGTTCGTGCCTACCGTGAATAAGCGTAGCATTCTTCTGTCCCTCAAACTCGCGCTTCGCGGTGGTTTCTGTGTCCAAAGCTACCCAGTTTTCGCGCTCAAAAAACTCCCTCAGCACTCTCCTGAAATGTCGTATGTCGCGTATAAGCATGACGAAAATTAGACGTTTAAGGCGCAGCACGAGGTTTAACTCCCGGCTGCGCCTTTACCAACTAACGATGTTTTAACGTTAAACGCTCAGTTAAACCGAGCCGTCCTCATCCGCCGGGGTATGAGAGTTCAGCAGTTGACGCTGCTCGGCTACTTGAGGGGGAGCGTAGTATTTGGGTAGATCGCTCGCGATTGAAGGAATGGAGGAGAAGTTGAAGGGCGACTGAGGGTCGGGAAGGAACGTGTACACTGTGTTCTTACCCTTGCCGGACTTGCTTACCTCCAAGTTAAACTTCGAGAGGTCGCCGCGCTTCTGAGCGATAACCATAAGCTGCTCGTACAGCTTCGTGGACATCACGAAGAAGCAAGGGACGTTCTTAACGGACTTCCCTGCGCGGTCGCCCTTCGTGTAGGTGAAGCCGTCGAGGTCGATAACTTCAAAGCACACACGGGAAACTGGACGCAAACCTTGCTCACGGAACAGGTCTCGTTCACCGGGGGCCGGCGCTGTGAAGTATTTCCAGAAACCGTCAATCTGGAGTCGGTAGGCCGTCCACATACCCAGCGGAGACGAGCTGCGGAAGCGTAGGCGCTTCGACTCGCCCGAGCGGAGGTAGAACTCCGGTGCGCGCGACGCGTTATGCTTCATTTGCAGCACCGCAAGCTGGGACCGAATGTTGCTGATGCCCTGGGTGAGCCAATCCATAGACCCTGTCGGGGCATCCGATGTATCGGCATCGGACAACGCATCATCCGTTGGCGTCGAAGGCTTCGGCGCGAGGCCGAGCCGTACTTGATTTGGTACTTTGGGCGGTACTGAAGGACGGATTGCCGTCCCTTTCGCACCCTGGAGGTTCAACTTAATCATAACTAGGTTGTATGTTTTTGGTTAGTACGGTCCCCTAACGTAGGGGGTTTCGTTTTATCTACGCAGCGAAGGGCTCACGCAAGAGCTTTCCTTCGATTTATAGAAAAAGTGTGTCGCCTGAACTTCCCAGCGCCTGACGTATTTCCGGCAGAGTACAGCTTCCTGGGTCTTTCCTGCCTCTGGGGGTCTGAACAAGGTCGATGGGAACCTTCAGTTTGGAGAAACCATTGTATAACTTCTGGGCTCCTTCCCTGCCTGCCTTATCCGCATCAAACCACACCCGAAAGCTGCGCGCTCCCAAAGCTTCAAGCATGGAGTATTGTGACTTCGACATTCCCGACGTTCCCATAGCTGCCACATTGCTGTACCCAGCTGCGTAAATCTTGGCGGCATCCAACTCGCCCTCTACGAGGATAACTCGGGGAACCGACAGCTTCCTGGCAGGTAGGTAAACGACTTTGCGCTTCAGCACTCCATCGCTATACGTAAACATTTTTCCGTTGCGCCTCGCTTTGTTGGGGTCGAGGTTTCTCCCGGAAACAAAGACCAGTTGGTCCCCTATGTACCAAGGTATCACAAGCCTGTGCTCTCTGCTGTCATACAACAGCCCAAGCTCGCGGGTAACCTCCGGCGCAATACCCCTCAGTTTACAGTAGGTGGTAGAGATCGGGCTCTCCGCGTAAGCGTACAACATCTCGGACTCCAGGACCGCCGCTCCGGCTTCCTCCGGCTTGTTCAGAAGCTCGTCTAGGGCAGTGCCCATCGGGGTCCGAGCCTGGTACCCTGATCTCAGCACCACTTCGGAAATTTTCCTGTCGTCCCAGCCGCCTATTTCACGGAGGAACGTAACGATGTTCCCCGAATACTTGCAGGACATGCACCCAAACGGATGGTCTCCGTTAACACTGATTCCCCAACTGGGTTTTCTGTCCAGGTGTGTCCCGCTCGGACAAGATGCCATGATGTTCGCGCCCATGCGCCGCACGTTTCTTAACCCGAACTCGTGACACAGTTGCAACAACCTCTCGGGGTCCATTTGTTTGCCCTCTTTTCAAATGAGTGAGAACTGCGCCTTACCGAAAACCTCGGTATTACTCAGGCTCTTTCTACAGTTGAACCTTGGATAGGGTGCCAAGGAGAAGTCCAAGAAGAAGTCCCCGATTCCCGACTCACGGGATTTGTGTACGGAGACTACGCGCTCGGAAGCTTTGCGCTCACCGCAAATCTCCATCACTACGTCGCAGTCTTGCGCCCAAGCGTCTGAGCCGAACACTGCTGCCAGACCTCCCCGCGCTACACCCGCCTTCGACTCACCTGTTCGGTTAATCTGAAGTGTGATAATAATGGCGGTCCCGGTTACCTTGGCGAGGCGCTTCATGCTGCGGGAAATGCTCGCCGCCTTCTCGGCATCACTTGCGTCCCTGCTCATACTCCTATCCACCGTCAAAAGGTAAGCACCGTCAATGACAACACAGGCATACTTTCCCTGTATGATCTTTGCGTGTACCTGCTCGATTCCCGTACCGTGCAGAGTCTCATCTCCTGATACGATGATAGGGTAGGGACGAATAGACTCACGAACCTTGGTCCCCTGCCACCTGGCAACCTCGGGCAGAGTGAGCTGCCCCAGACGCAGCTTGTGCGGGTCAACATGGAACCGCGTACACTCCAAACGGTCGGCGATCTGCGCCGTGGGCATTTCCTTCGATATGAAGAGCGTGTCTACCCGATTGTGCCCAAGATGATTTGCCCACTCCAACAGCAACCACGTTTTGCCCAGGCTGGGGCGTCCGCATAGCGCAACAACCTCGCCCGGACGTAGCCACCCCAGCAACTTATTTAGCGGACCCCAGGGGGAGGTAATAAGGCCCGTTCCGTCCCCTCCCTCCAGCATCTGCACAGTCTGCTTGTATCGGGCGAGTACCCCCGAGTTGTTCTGCATGTCTATATCGGTGTACGCGACCTCCGGCGTCACCAAGGAGGCGGCTCCTTTGCGGAAGTTGTCTATGATCTTCTGTGGGTCTTCCGAACTATCGAACGCCTTGCGAGTAGCCGCAACGATGTCCTTAATTTGTGTAAAAGCGTCCTCCCGAAGGACCGGCTCCAACACAGTGGTCAGCGGGTCGCGTATTTCTACGCAGTCGTCGATTTTGAAATGTTGAGCGAAAGCCTCCAACGATGGGTACGCTTGGTGGCGCTCCCGGTGACTCTTGACCCAAAGCATTTCCCTTTGGCGTTTCTGGAACACCGATAACGGAATTTGTTTCGAGTAGAACCAGTCCTGGTCAGAACGCTTCGCCGATAATAGCGCGCAGAGAAGACGTAGCTCAGGGTCTAGGCCGAAATTTACGGTAGGCATGTGGATAGTGCTAGGCTAGTTTTAATGTTAAACGGTAGTGCTATGACTCAACTGCGTGTTGGATTCGTGTAGGTAGGTTTTCCAGGTTCAGACTATCTACTGCGGACTCCAACTCTGTAAACAGCTTGTCCCAAGTCCCTGCTCGTTCAGGGAGATTCAACGCGTTTGGGTGTTGTACCCGAAAGTACCTGTGAACGCTCGGGCAGGCAGAGAACAGGCTCGCCTGTACCATTCTGAGAACTGCACGGCGGCGGTCTTTGTTCAACTCGTAAGGAACCTTCACCCTCTCCGCAGGTAACCCGAGACGTTCAAGGAAATCGGCTTTCTCGGTCTCCTCTCTCAAGTTCAACGTGAGCAGCCAGAAATCAAAAACCTCCAGCAGCTTGTCGCTATTGCGCAGGGCGAGCACCCTATCGGGTTGTACCACCCCATCGGAGTAAAACAGCTCAGTTCCGAGCAGGATAATCGGCTTCGGGCAAAACTCTTGTTCGTCAAGCATGTCTTACTCCTCACGGTTTCTCTCCGCGTAAATGTTGTCGATGTTCAGCGATGGAATGCTGACCCGGCGGCAAATTCTGGACACCAGATCATAGTTGTCCGGCCCGTAGGTTGCAGCAAACGCCTCATCATCCAGGGGAGTCAACAGAATCAAGGCAGTGTCGTGATCTATCGCCGTCTGCAACAGGCGCTGCAAGGCCGTAGGGTAATAAGCGTGCGTCTCCCTCTTCAGATTGTCTACACAGAGCACTGAAGTTTTGGCATAGGTTGCCGGGGTTGCCTCGTGTGCCAAGAAAGCAGAAACCGCTTCAGGAAAGTCACAATACTTGGCGGCTTTATCGAATACCATTGCCGCCTTCAGCAGGTAGCATCCCAGCGAGGTTTTCCCGGAAAACCTCCCCCCTTCAATGAGCAGGTTTGGTAGCGTTCTCGCCCTCTCCAAACGTTGTCGGTACTCCTTCAGGAGCTTTATGTAACTCTCATCGAGCAGTTCAGTAGAAATTTGTAGTTGTTGCTGACCCTTCGGTATCCCCGCCAGGGCTAGCTGTTGCACATCGAGGTAAGTTTTCATCGAGTGAGGAAAGAAGAATTTCAGTGTATGTAGTGCTTTTTTGGTTTCGGCAACTATGATCGATACGCCACTAGCACAGGAGCTTAATCTAGCCAAAGCTTTCTGCATATCCTGGCGCCTAAATCTGCGCCTTTAAGTTGAGGTGTACTCACTACCTCCAGCAGAAGACAGCGAAGCTCTTCCCTGTCCTTATCGATTTTCTCTGCTAGGTCCAACGGTACCACAAGCTCTGTGCGGTCTCCGTAAACGACCATCTCTGTTTTATCCGCGAGTTGTTTTGAATAATCCATAGCCGGTAAGAGGGGGAGATGAGGAAGAAAAAGAGGGAGGGGGGAAACCCTTTATATATTTAGGAAGGGGGGAAGGAGAAAATGATGGAGTAAGAGGGGAAGTAAAATTTATCCCCTACTACGTAGGGGATTTTACCCCTGATACTATCCCTTTGAAAGTGTATAGAGTAAAAGTAGAGTTGTGCGTGCGTACACGCGCGAGAGGCTCTCCTGTTTTTAACGTTAAACGAAAACTGAACTAACGAGGTCTGCTTCATCTCCTGAGAAATCGGGCGCTGGCCCCTTTTCGGGGGTCGCGGTCAATTTACGGTTTTGGTTGGTTGCTGCGCCGGGTCTCTAGTACCCTTTCCTTGGCTTTTACGGGCTTTTCTCTGCTTGAACGAGAAAAGGGGCGTATCGCGCTTTTCAGGTGGCTTAAAACCCAAGGAAACGGCACTAGAAACGATTTCCCTCTGAGACAGAGCACTAACGCAAGAGCCTGGAAACTCGTGCCCTAGTTGGGTCAGGTGCCCTGTCCACGAGCTCACGCAGCTTCTGCTTCAGGACATCGACATCACCTCTCCCCACATTGCGCAGGGCGAAGAGCAGCTGCCTCTGTGTCTCCTGGATGTTGAGACTCTCCAACACTGTCTCCCCAAACTTTGCTGCGAGCAGCTTCACATAGTACGGCAGAGGGGCCAGGTCATCGTCATCAGGTGCCCTCCCCACCGACTGAGCAAGTTTCACCGCAGCCGTTGCATCTCCCAGGGGGAGGTGGTACTCCTTGCACGTGGCTTCTACAGTTCTAGTGTAAGGGTCCACGACCCTGAGTATGGCCAGGAGCCTCACACTTGCGGCGTGCGGGGAACGTGCAATCTCCTCGATCAAGGAGGTCAGCTCCTTGCTTGAAGAGGCGGGCTTCGGTTTCGGGGCAGGTGTGTTCAGCTGTATCATGGTGAGACCTCGGCTTACCTGGAACGGTGATTCTCTCTTGCGAGCTGTCTCAGCAGCTCCTGCGCCTCAGGCAGCTTCACAGACATCTGCCCCTCCACAAGCTCGGTTGCCCGTTCCTGTCCCCTGCGTATGTCGTCATCGGTAACTTTAAGCGCACCCTGCTTCGGGCGCAGCTGAATTGTCACCCCGTAAGCAACCTTTCCCGACTGGTAGTCGATAGACTGTGTCCACTCCTGTGTGTGGGTAATCAGTACAAGGTCTTCAGAGCCGTAGGCGAGCTCAGTGGTAGCTGTGACCCCCTCCACTTGTTTAGGCGCAACAAGCGCGGATACTTTCGGACTAACACCTAGTTTGATCGGTTGTTTCATGAGTTTTTGAGACGAATTTTGACGTAGGTTCTAACGACAGCGGGAGCTGTCTTGACTCGGGCAAACTTTTTCAGCGGCTGGTCAGCGTTTCTGTGCGCAGCAGTCGATGTACTAAGCGAACGGTGGACTACTTTCGAGCGAATGACCATGCCTGGGCGGTTCAGCGCAAGCAATGCCGTCTCCGCCTCGGTGGACAGCGGCAGAGCCTCTTTGCAGAGCGTCCCGGCTCGCCCGAATTTCTTGTCTCCGTTACCCAGCACGGGGCTCCTGTGCGTACCGTTGTGTGCGACCTTACCGGGATTAATCTTAGGCACAGACTTCTCTTTCAACTTCTGCTTCTCCCTATACCCCACGGAGAGCAGGTCGCCCACGTCCGCCCGGATAATGCGCTCAGACTTGTTCAACGCGTCCAACCCCTCGACAGGGTCGCTCAGGATTCCCGGAGACAGTAACACCACGTCTGCCAACTTTGCCAGCTCCTTGGGCGTTATGCACTGGTTAAGTGCGGGCTTGGACATCTCTCGGACCAGAAGGTCGTCGTCTTTAAGCACACACGGCAACGTGCCCAGTGCATCCTTCATAACGCTGCACAAGCTTCTACGGATGCGCTTACAGGCAAACGAAAACTCCGGGTAATAGGCTTTAGCCAGCGTGCTCATCGGGCGCTCAGGGTGCCCGGCTTCCCACAGCTTGACGAAGTGCAGGTAAACCCTCGCATACGCCATGATCTCGGCAGGGCTGTACCACAGAAACCCTCCAGGGAGCTTTATCAGCGGTATAGGGAGCACGGATTTATGCACAAGCTGGCGAATATGCTGGGGAGACTGTGCGGTAGCCATAGCAAGCCAGCGCGTTTCGTACAGCCTCCATCTGCGCCTCCCCATGACCACGGTACGACGCCACCCGTTGCTCGCCAGGGTGCGTTTGTACTGCCCCGTTCTCGGTGTGGTCAGCAGTGCTACCTCCTTTAACAGCTGGCTATCCGCCTCAACCTCGGCGGCGGAGAGATCGTGCGGTTGATCTGCCTGTGTGCTCATTTTAACGTTAAAGTAGAGGTTTACCGTTGAGAGCGCGGGTAAGCAGCTCTCTGAGGTGTGAGGCGATTTCGTTGAAGTCAGCTATCTGACGGCGTGCGAGTGCGATCTCCCTGAAGTCCTCCGTGTTCTGCGGGACCATCCCAGGATAGGCAGGGAGCACAAACACGGGGGCTGCTACAGTTTCAGGCATGTACAGCGGGTTGCCCATGATTGTATCGCTGTGCTTCTTCCTCCCGTGAGCAAAGAGGTGAGCGAACGGCTCCATTCCTTGCAGGACGATGATCTTCGGGTTGAGCGTTTCCCATTCTCGTTTGATGAACGGAAGTGTCTCCGCGTAGGAGTCCTTCGACGGCTTTGCCCCATAGCGTGAGCCTGGAAGGTAAATGAAGTCTTTCGCTAGGTCGAAACCCGCCGCACTCAACAGTTGCAGGTACAGCGCGTTGTAGGTGGAGGACAGCGGAAGGTTTCGCTGCATCTCCTCACTCGTCGGATGCTTGCACACAAATAGAAGCGGCGCCCCTATGCGACCGCCCACCGCCGTCATACGCAGCTGTACCCCGGAAGGGAAAGGAAGCTTCGCGAAACGCTGCCCTAGAGTGAGAGGAGCTTTCGGGGCGGGCTTACCCTGCACCCGGAGCCTTTTGATGTTTTTGAGGCGCAGCATTGGAGTTACTCCTTTAGGCCAACAGTAACCCGGATGCTTCTCTCGGTACGCGGAGCAGAGATCGCACTCAAAACCTCCTGCGTGACCTTGTTATGGTCGCAGAGGTCTTTAAGCATCTCCGGTACGAATACGGTCTCTTTTCGACAGCACTTAGCCCAGAGAGCGGGAAAATTCCTTGCGAACTTCTCTGTATCGATTCCAGGCGCGTTGTACTGCTTCGTGACCTGAACGGTGTACTTGCGTCCGCTCAGTACGTGTGAGGGGTCCTCAAGCGTCAGTTTACCTGCAAGCTTAACTAGAGCAGACTTGCGGTCGGACTGCAACGCTTCGAGACGTTTGATCTCCTCAGCGGTTTCCAGGTACTCTGCCGCCAGAGCGTCTAGGCGGGAAGCAACGGGTACGGGACTTTTCTTGAGCTTTATCATGGTAGGACGGTTGTTTAATGAATCACGAAAATAAGTACAGAGAAGAGACTTAGCCGACAAACATGTTCTCGTAGCGTGGCACCTTCAGCTTGCGCATGACGGGGAAAAATACGTTCTTCCACTTCCTATGCAGGTACGGAACATTTGTGTCGAGGACGTAGAGCAGCTTGGCGTAGGTCTTCCCAGGAGCTTTACGCCGAACGCGTCCTATCAGTTGCTCCAAGTCGTCGGCGTTCGTGGGCGTAGCGAGAACAAGCCAGTTAAGGGTGTTCAAGTTCGCTCCCAGTTTGATGAGGCTCTTCGTCGCCAGCAGCACCCGGACCTGACGACTCAGAACAGACTTGTAGATGAGCTCTCGCTCGGTGCCCATAACGTCGCCGGTCAGAACACTTGCCCCCACTCCCCGGCTGCGAAGCTTCAACGCCAGCGTGTGCAGATGTTCGACGCGCTCAGACACAACCAGTATGCAGTTATTGCTTTCCTCCGCGTGCAGAGAAACTACTCGATCAACGATCAGGTCATTTCGGTCGTGGTCGCTCGACATTCGTGCCAGTAGGTCCGTGTACACCATAGCAGGCCCATCGATGTCTCTCCCTCTGCTGTCTACGTAGATGAAGCCCGTTTCCAGCATTTCCGCGTCAGATAGCGGCAGGGATGAGTGCGTTTCCTCCTGCTTATTCGCTATCACGCCCGCAGGACGCCCTAGATAGGCGGTCACGACCTTATCTCTACCGTCCCGACGCTTTGGTGTAGCGGTCAGCCCCAAGACGTATTTACAAGGGGCGTTACGAGCAATCGCTGCGACCGTGTCGCCTCCCGTGATCTGCGCCTCGTCTATGATGAGTGTCCCAAACTGCGTGAACATCTGCTCCCACATCCCCTTTCTCCTGCCCAGCGTGGCGATGCTGCCCAAGGTGAAGTTTTTCCCTATGCGCATTTTGTTCTGTTGGATAATCCCTATATCCTCCCTTCGGACCCCGGCCAGGTTAATGAGGTCATCCTCCCATGCCTTGCGAATCAGGTTCGTCTTACACAGTACCAGCGCCCTCTGCCCGAGAAGCTTTGCGAGCAGTATTTGCCCGAAAGTTTTACCCGCACTGGTGGGCGCAACCAGAAGCAGCGTCCCGTAGGCTTCCCCGTTGGTCTTCCCGAAAAGGTGAGCCTTCGCTAGCCTGAGCAGCTCCTTCTGCTCTGCATTGGGCGTCCCCTTGAAGAAGGGGAATACGCAAGGGTGTGTTACCCGACAGTCCTCCCACTCAATCTCCTCCCACTGCTTCCTGGCTTCGGCGCTCAGACTGTTGCGCAGTCGAACACCCCTCGGAAGCTCCAGTACCTTCGTGGGTCCGTCGTATAGGGCTAGATAGATAAACTGCGGAATATGCCGAATGGCCCAGGGAGAGAAACGAGAGGCCGTGGCAAACGCAGGATTAGGCAGCGTCAATATCTCCAACACCTCCCCCAACAACGGCTCGGGGCAGTTATGTATGCGCAGAACTGAGCAAATCTGGCCTGTGGCTTTCATGGTTCATGTATTTGTTTAACGTTAAAATCTGTAAACAGAAACGCCGAGGTCGGCGAAGACCCCGGCGCTCTGCTATTCCCCATATCTATCAACTACTCGTGTAACGGTGCAACAAACTGGCGAGTTGTGTACGGTTTGTCAAGCGGGGCTTTTAGGCTCCTCTGAAGGAACTACACATCCTCGGCGCGCCAGTTCGACGGTAAGCATGAGGTTGTTCTGGTGCAGCAGGCGCTCCAATCCTTCCAACGTTCTGGCGTGACAGGTAAGGGCATCTGTGTTCGCCGCGAGAGCTTGTTGCAGGGAGGCTTCCCTTGCTTCGTTGAGCTCGGCATTCTTCTTACGCTCTGCCTCAATCTGACGGTAGAGGTACACCGTGGCTATGATGAGCAGCGTAACAATTCCGATACGTTCCGCATTGAACGTCTCGCTCAGCTCTGGCTCTCCTGAGGCCTCCACATGGGCAGCCAACAGGTAGGCTCCGCTAGTCGCGAACAGCCATACCAGCGTAACTAGGTTATTGAGACGTTTCCGAGTAGTAGTGCTCACGCCTTTAAGAAGGCCGCCCTGGTACGCCCCTGTCAAGGACTCCGGCGATTCTTACGTAAGCGTCCTAGGGCTAAGCTAATTAGAAGTAGCACAACTCCGACAGGCCCGCATATCAGTGCGCAGATATAGCGGTGAGAGTTTTTAACCTCCCGCACACGGAGCCAGACCCAGGCACACAGGGTGTACCAAAGCAGGAACGAGCATAGCACGGGGTATAGCGAATTCATGGCCACACGCGCAGCCTGTATTTGTAAAAAAGTTGTGCAACAAAAAACCCTTCCAACACTCTGTAGAGCATCGGAAGGGTCTCCTAGTTTAGCACCCCAGTTGCCGAAACCCACTAGACTTTTCCGGCAACTTGTGAAGCTCCTACTAGGACCTAGACCTAATGAACTGTCAACCTTTTTGAGACTTCGGCATATTCAGGGAGGGCTTTTATCTCGTGAACGCGCTTACGGATGTCGGGATAGGTCTTCTCGATCTCCGAGAATACCAGGTTGTCTAGAACATCCTTTTGCTCGGCGTTCGCCCTATCGTATGCTGCATCGAGGGCAGCCGAGGTGGCCAAGGCGACGTTGAGATACTTGGCCTTCCCTGCTGCCTCCTCCTTACGGTGGAGCACGTAAACCACGAGCCCGAGACACGTCACGATACCCAGCCCGACTAACCAAGGGAACCACGCCGAGTCGAGGTACCTGGCATAAGCGAAGCACCCGGCACTTCCCGCTCCTGCTAGAACAGAGACAACCAAGGCCTTTTCGCGTAGCCAGTAGGTGAGCAGCAGCGCAACCAGGGCAACGCCGAGCATCCTGCCTCCCCAGTCATTCGCGGAGGCGATCTGTGCATCACGTACCTTAAGACGCTCCTGCCCTCTTGCTTCATCCACCGCAGATTTTAGCCTATCTGCGGATTCTTTCGCCCGTAGCAGTGCCTGGTTAGTGGTCTCTGTGGCTTGTTTGATGTCGGAGTCGAGGGCAGCGGCCTTAGCCGCCGATTCATTCCCTTGTCGGATGGCCTCAGCAAGAGCTTTATCGAAAGCGGACCTGTCCCCTGTGAACAGGCGGGCGCGCTCAGCTGCCGCCGAGACCTCCGTCGGGTCAGCTGTGTACCCATTGAGACGGGAGTCGGCAACACTTAGCTCCGCGAGCACCAATGGGAGCCTTCCTGCCCTGGCGGCAATCGTTGCTGCCTGGATGTTCGCGAGCAACTGCTCGAAGCAACGCCTGTCCGCATCGTAACGAGCGAGCAGCTTTGACCTCTCATCTCTCAGAGAGGCTTCCACCGAAGTCAGCGATTCAACAGCGGAGTTCAGGCTCTGGGTTACCGCCTCAACATCCACCCTAGGGGGCTCTACGAGCTGGCACCCACAGGGCAGGAAGAGGAGCAGCCCTAGAAGAGCCCGTTTCATTGACGAAGGACCAGCCCTTTCAGCCAGCGACCGAAGTTGAGGGCAGCTGTCACGATGCCGTTAACCCAACGGTTGACCGTGGGGAAGATATCGGACTTCAGGTTATGGTAGCAAACTGTCCAGCCGAGGATAAAGAACACCAGGGCGAGCAAGAGAAAACAAAGAAGTTTGGCGAACATGGTACGTTTAAAGTTAAACTGAATTGAGGATTGGCTACTGTGAGACAGGGGATGGAGCAACGGCACCCCGCTCGGCAGCCAGGGACCGCACGATGAACCCACGGTCGGCGCGCCTCGGGCGGCTGGCAGTTGCAGTTGAGGCGCTGGAGCGCCTTGCGGCAATGGTTTTCATGTTACGAATAAATTGGTTGGCCAACAGTTGCTAGAGCTTGTGCTACGATAGCCTCGGCAAACTCTGACGGCGTAGGGGGTATCTCCGGCGGATTGGCGAGCGCGTCAAAACAGAGGGCCCAGCACGCGTCACGTAGGGCAATAAAATGCCTAGCCTCCGCCGCGAAACGGTTGTTGCCACTCGCGGCGTAGGTCGTGGCCTTAGCCAGATTGTCGTAGCCAAGCGCCTGTGCCTCACGGTCGAAACGCGCCTCTACGGCATCTGCATATTCCTTTTGCGTGTACGTCGGCTGCTCAGGTTCGCTAGGAACATCAGGCACCGGGAGGCCAGCGGCGGATAAAGCAGACCGCAGCTCGTCAAGCGTGTCAGCCTCGAACGCGAGCGCATCGTCGGGCAACAGCGTCTCCCCTGTCTGCTCCTCGTGCCACCCCTCTTGCGGCAAGCCGTCGTGGATAATTGCTCGGAATTTCTTTGTGAGCGTTTTCATGAGTTATAGGAGACTGCGAATCCCTTAGCCACAAGTGAAGTGCGTGCCGCAGACGAGGCCGACGTAACAGCGCCGCAATTACCGCGTGCATCGAGAACCTTCCCCCCGCTTGCCGTTGTGCATGTCGCGTCAACATCAATGAATAGCCGGTCAACGTCAGCCGTTACCATGCTCCCGACACTTGGGCGTAGATAGACTTGGCGCATCGTAGTGGGCCAGACGCGGGTTGTTGGATACGTGACTGTGATGCCTGTTCCTGATAGATACAGAAACAGGCTCCCGGTTGTGAGGAATGACGTGGATAGGTTGGCAGTCAGCGTCATTGAGCTACCTTCGAACCGAATAGTCGCCGCAGTAGTCCAAGGATACGTTGTACCGCTCAGCGTCATTGAGTTACCGTTGAAAACAATATACGCCGCAGAGGTCCACGGATAAGTTGTGCCACTTATCGCTATTGAGTTACCGGAGAAAAGAATATACGTCGCAGAGGCCCACGGATAGGTTGTCCCAGCAACAACACCTGCGTTTAGGTTGGTGTATATTCGTATGGTCGTTACGTTCGCCGGAATGTATTTTGTGTTGAAGCTGTTTAGCTTAGGCGCGTTAGTGGCCTCAACCACAAACTCAGTACCGTCCTGCCCCCATTTCGTTAAGGCCCAGCCGTAGGTGATCGTAAGCGTAGCCGTCGTCGAGGCCGGCAGCTTGATGTAAAACGTTGTGTATTGCCCCGCCGTCATGGAGACGGACTGGCCGA